TTACCGTATTTACCACCTGTTAATATAGTTAATTGAACAACAACATAAGCGTTAGCACTAGGCGCAGCATCAAGAGTTATTGTTCTACCATCACTACCTACAGACATACTTGTAATCCATTCGGACCAAGACCCAGATATACCTGAGGGACTTGTATAAACCTTAAAGTTATTTAAACCGTAATTTGGATTAGCTGGATTCCAGTCACCTAATATAAGTTCAGTATTAAAATCTGTTGCAAACGTCTGGTTAACACCTGATGCAGCTGCTCTAAATCCTTGTGATCCTTGATAATACTGTTGAGCATTTTCAGTTATTAATCCGTTACTTTTAGGTTGTATAGCCATCGTTTATTAATTTCTTTCGTTTTGAGCTTCTTGCGCTATTTCACTAGCCGCAGCTTGTACTATTGTTGGATCTTTTATTACTATACCAGCATATAATAATATTTGTATTATTACGTTAACTTGCTCTGTTGCGTCTAATTCAAAATTAACAGAAGTTGCTGGATCCCAAACATAATATCCTGAAGAAGAGTTAAAGTTCCAACTAGGATTTGCTGGTTTCTTAATATAACTAGCTTTAACACTGCCGCTTATTGTTTGAGGGTGTATAATTACTTTGTTTTGTTCAAATAAATAAACTGGAAAATATTCAACAGGTTTACTTATTGGTGACATATTTAACAACGCTAACTCGTTCCTTTGTATAGGCTGTACAACTCTATCATCTTTATATAAAACAGTTCCTAGTTTATAAAAATCTTGAGGATATAAAGTTATAACTATATTATTAGCCGCTCCAGTCGGTAGAGAACCTGCTGTTAAATTAAATATACCTCCTGATATAGTAAAGTTTGTGTAAGCTAAACCTTGGTAAGTAACAACAACAGTGCTGTCTTCTACTTGGCTTTGAGTTATAGATGTTAAGGGATATGTTATTTGATTTGTTACAGTTGATATTAACTGTGTTCCGCTAGCCGTACCTGAAGAAGTTGGTAGCGTAAAAAAAGCTGGATTTGTGCCAGCTGCTGCGTTATAAGTACAATCACCTATTTTTTTAAAAGCGTCTAACTTTTCTTGTACTGATTTATAGCGATTTCCATATTCGCTTTCATTTTGTGGCACTCTAATCTGTTGATTTAAGGTTTCAAAATAATTATCTAGCACATCAAGTTGAACCTGAGTAGCTAGCTTATTAAACTCATTAGGTGTTAAATAACCTCTTTGTTCCTTATTTATTATCAACAAGACTGTTTTATAAACTTGATCTACGTTTATTGCCATTTTAATTTGTTTATTATAATATGGGCCCGAGTGAACGAGCCCTATATTAGTATTACATGTTATTTAAGTTTTTTCTCGATAGACTTAAATATTTCAACACCTTCGTCTGTTTTCAAGAAAGCGGCAAAGGCTGAATAAGGATTCTCTTCAAAAGGAACCGTCATTAATTTTTTACCGTTTGATGCCCACGTGAACGAGCGTTGATCTGGAGATAGTTTAATGATGTTAGCCTCAGTTGCTTTTATTCCTAAATTCCTAAGCTGTACATTATCATCTTTAGCTAATTCCACAAATAAAACTGGATTCTTTTTAGCAAACATTAATAAATCTCTTTTTATTTCTTTAGAGCTTAACTCATTTACTTTAGATCCAACTTCAACTCTTAGTATTGCTTCACACTGATCAATATCTAAAGATAAAGCCATATTCATAGCTTCTATCTCATACTCTAAATCGTGTAATTCTTCTTTAGCAATCTGCTGAGGTTTTAATTCTTTATATAAGTGATCTTTAGACGGGTGATATAAAGAAAGCATTTTTTGTAATGCTTGATATCTTTTTTCTACTCTCAACACCCCGTTTTTAAACGTAATGTGACCCATTGTTGATTCACCTTTTTGTTCATCTACAAATGATGAAGCTTGATTAGTAGCATATCTTAACTCTCTTTGAGAACCTAGTTCATCATCAAACCACAATAAAGGGTGTTTTGTTGTGTGTTTACTTGGTAATGTAAGTGTTAAAGGAGTTTTACTACCTGTTAGATAATAGTTTCTATCTTTTATTTCCCAACCATCTGGTTGAGTTATTTTTTGTTTTGCCATGATATAATATAATTAAATAATTTATAAGAGTAATAATTACCCCCGTAGTTACAACGAGGGTAAGAATTACATTTGTTGAATCAATTAGATTCCTTTGAATAATACGAAGTTATTCGCAGCTTGAGTTACTAAACATCTTTCTGATAAGAAGTTTACTTCCATTGCATCTAAAGATGAAGTGAAAGCACCACCTACAGAACCAGTTAACCAAGACTTCATTCGTCTGTCATCAGCTTGTGAAGCTCTATAACGTACGTGTAAGAATGGTCTTCTAATGTTTGTTCCTAAGATTTGATCGTATACTGTAGAAGTTCCAGCTGGTACTAATACACCTTCAATAGATGCAGGTCCAACTAATCCTCCACGAGTAGAAGCATCGTTTAAGTATTTCCAGTCAGTTTTGTAGAAGTCATAAGAACCTCTTCTGAAACCAGAGAAACCTAAATTTAATGCCATTTCCTCAGAATTTTCAAATAATCCAAAAGCAGTACCTCCAGCGAATCCGCCAGAAATAGAAGCTAACATATCGTCAAAATCAAGAGCAGTAGATCTGTTCAAGAATAACATGTTTTCTTCGATAGCCCCTTGAGTATCTAAGTTCTTTAGTATAGCATCAAAAGCGTCTAATCCAGCAGCAGCTGTAAAGCCTACTTCTACGTTACCTCTATCTTGGATAGCAGCAAATAAACCTTGAGTACCACCTTGAGCAGCAGGTACAACTCCAGCTGAGTTAAGCTCACCTTCAACCATTGCCATTTCTAGGTAATCTTCAAATCTAAGTCTTGTTTCAGACTCAGCTTTTAAGTACCATAAATAACCTCCAGTTCCATCTTCAGTAGCAACTTCTACCCAACCTATCTGAGCAGTGTCAGAACCGTTGACAGTATATTGGCTTCTAATGATTATTGGAGAGTTAACAAATGTGCTAAATGCAGGATCCACAGTTACCATAGGATTAGCATTTTGATCAATAGCGTTTGCTCCAGCTACAGCATTAACAGTAGAACTTCCTTTTTGGAAATCAGAACCATAAACAAATATCTTTACTGTTCCACTTAAACCATTTAAGTTAGCTACAGTATAAGGTTGAATTGTTAATTGCCCTGGGTTACCACCACCACCTGCGGCACGTGTATCAGAAGCAGTTACTAAACATTTTGCTTCACCACCGAAATCATCCATTACAACGATAGTTGAACCTGGAGAGATTACGTTTAATATTGGCACAGCAGCGTTAGCAGCTGTAACAGGTATAGTTAATATTAGACCACCACCACTAATCACTACGTTTTCGTAAGAGATGTGTAATCTATTTTGTTCAGACCAAATTACTTGATCAGATGTCATTGGCATTTCTGCGCCAACCATTCTAAGGAAACCAGATAAAGTTCTGTTTCCATATCTTTCTACTTCTGCTTCATAAAGCTCTGGTAAATATTGTTGTGAAAAATTCACACCATTTGCTCCGGCGAAGTTTAAGTAGTTACTAGCCAACGTTTGTTGACTTTGACTTGGTGTAATATCACCAAATTGAGGACTTAAAGCCATAATTTAAAATTTTTTTTTAGTTAAACTTTTTTCTTTTAATTTTTAATTTTGTTGAGTCTAATCCACTAATAGCTTTTACTTTTAATCCGTTTATAAAAACGTTTCCATCGGCAACTTGCCTAGGTCCGTCTTGTGATGGGTTCTTGGAAGTTTGAATAATGTCTTTAACACCATCCGCTTTTCCTTGCTCGTAAAAATGATGAGCGATTTTATCAGCATTCATAGCAGCATACATAGCTTTATGGTAACCCGCTGGGTCAGTTAAACTACCTTCTTCATTAGTATATTTACTAACAAAGTTCTGTACGTCAACCTGCGTTTCACCCACTTTACTAGGATCTTTAATACCGTATCTAAATTTCTTATCACCAACATTGAAGTCAAAACCTTTGAATTCATTACTGAAAAGTTTTTTTGTACGATCTCTAAAATCACCGTGTAATCGTGTTGCAGTTTCTTGTTGCTGCTTGTATTGGTCGTAAAAACTAATTGCTTCTTGTTGTTCTTGAGTAACGCCCGGTCTCAACTTGATCTCGTCGTAATATTTACTTTTTGAACTTTCAAGAAATTGTTTAGCATTTGCAACCTCTTCCTTAAACGCAAGTTTTTTCTTGCGTATATCTCTTGGCTCGTCTACATCTTCATCAAACTCAAAATTATCTTCCATTAAGAAGCTAATCTCTTCTTGATCTAAATGAGGTTTTGCCTTTGTATAGTATTCTCTTAAAATATCTTTAGGACTGTAATCACTGTAATCTTTGTTTAAAGCTACATAGTCTTGTACAGTTCCACCAGTTTCTTCCATAAACGAAACTAGCTTATCTATGTTTTCTGGTAAAGGTTTACCTAAGACTTTTTCATCTCTCTTAGCTTCTTTAACTTCTTGTGTTATCTCCTTTACTTCTTCTTCTGTTATTTCTTGGATTGGTGTAATTTCTTCAATAGCCTCGCTGGACTCTGGTACTTGTTCGTCCACTTTAGCGCTATCTCCGGTTTGTTCGCCCACATCCACTGTCTCTGTTTCTCCGATTTGAATGGCATTGTCTTCTTCTTTTAATGCATCTTTAGGAATTGTGACTTTTGTAACCTCGGGTATAACTTCACCCTGGGCTTCTGGTTTAGTAAGATCTACTTTTATTAAGTTGTCTTTACCTTGATTTCCTAAATTTTTAGGTTTCTTTTTTTTGATTTTAAACTCACCTTCTTGCTTGACAGGTTCGTTTACTTTTGTTTCTTCTGACATGATAAAATATTATATAATTATTAAATGTTAACTAGGCGGCATCATATTTTGTAAACCAAACGTGCCTAGTTGTGATGAGTCTGTTCCTTCAAAATCTACAGGAGCAGAATCATTTTGTCGTTGATTTATTAATTGACTTTGTTGAGTTCCTTGTAATTTAACTCTTTTGTCTTTTCTATCTTCTATTTCTTTTTCTTTTTCACTTTCAACACCTAGCTTTATTTGCGCTAATTGTTTTTGGTATTCAAACTCTTGAGCCATTAGCTGTTGTTTAACAGTTAATTCTGTTTGCATACGTTGTATTTCAAATTGAGATTTAGCTTGCTCTATTTGCACTTTAGATTCTGTCATAGCTTGATTCTTTTGAACCTCAGCCATAGCAGCAGCTTCTGAAGCTTTAGCATTTGCTTGCGCTTGAGCATCTATCATTTGCTTTTGTTGAGCTTGATCTCTTTTTATTTTCTTTTTTCTTTTTTGTTTCAGTAATTGATTAGCCAGCTTTAGATTTTTTATTTGTCTAATATCTATAGCGTCTTCAAGATCAATACCGTTATTTTTTAAAGCTATCTGTATATTTTGCTCTAACTGAGCTCTTTCTTCTTCGTCAGGTTCTAACTCTAAATATATACCAAAATCATGTAAATTTAAATTAGATATTTCACCTAAAGTTTGAGCATTATAAAGAGATATGCTTTCAATTAAAGCGTTTTTTGTTAAAGGGAAAGATAATACATCTGCTATTTTTAGAGATATATTTTCACATATTCTAAGAGCTAAATATAAACTAGCTTGATTAATATGCTTAGTTGCTATATTAGATTGATTAGCTGCCATCTTAGCTATACCTACTAATGAGTCTTTGTCTTGTATACTACCGTCTCTAGCTTCATTTAATCCCGTGACATCGCGTATCATTTGTAAATAGTAGTTGTAAGTTTGTATTAAACTTTGTAGCTTAGCACCACTAGCTGATGATGTTAATTCTTGAATAGGTACTTTACCTCTATTTAATTCACCATCTTGAGTTAAAGATCTTCCAACAATACTACCAGTTTGAAAATACATGTTTAATGCTTCTGCTGGATTATAGTTTGTACCGTTACCTAAATCAACTTCTGCTAAACCATCCATATCTAAGAATACACCATCTGGTACCATCCTAGACAACACTTGTTGCATTTTTAAATGAGTTATTTGAATCATATCAGCAAAACCAGTTATCTTGCTAACTAAGGATTCTATTCTACCTTTATACATTCTAGGTGCACATAAAGCATAATTCATTTCAACTTTAGTACTATCTGAAGCTGGTCTTGTCATGTTTTCAGCTAATTCCCATTTTAACATAGTATTAGTGCCTAAGACTTTAGCGCCGCTGTATAGTACTTCAATACTTCTTGAAACTCTATCATAAGTATCTGCCGGTGGTGGATTAAATTCATCCGTTTTTTGAATAACTTTTTCTAAACCATTATCTGTTTGTTTTAATTTAAAAACTTGGTTCATATAAGTTTTATATTCAAAATATAATATTTGAACAGTGTTAGCATCGTAATTACCCCAACCTGTTATGTATTGCCTATTTCCAGGCATTTTTTGTATTTTATCTAACTCTTCTTCACTAATTTGCGGAAATTGTTTTTTAAGTTCCGGTATAGTTATAGACTTAACTTCACCAACATAATATATGTCTTCAAAGTTAGGGTCTTCTGTATAAGAGTATATTACATGTGCTGGATCAACATAATCTATTGTTACTCCATTAGATTTATTAAAGTTTGTTTTAGCGCAAGCTATTCCGCATACTACTAAGTCTTCGTTAATCCTACGTTTAGTTAACTCCCATCTATTTTTAGCTAAGGTAGTAGATATAGCTTCTTCTTCTGCTATTTCAATTGATTGCTTGTAACTTAATTGCATATGCAGCTCTAACTCTTCCTTTGTTTCAGGTAGTAAAGGCGGAGGCATATTTGACTGGGAAGCATCAATACCTAGTGTTTGTTGTGCTAAAGCTATTTGCTCTCTAGCAAACATATCTTCAGCTATAGCTGTTGCGTAGTTAGTTCTTTTT